GCCTGCTTCAGATCGAGCGGCACACTGGGATAGCCGGCCGAATACGAAAGCTGAACATTCTGCACGCCACGGCAGAAACGAAAGCCGCGCAGCAGGATGCGCCGGCCATCCCACAGATAGCCTGCGGTTGTAGAAGTGGTTGCCGCCTGAATCGGAACGCCATCTATACTGACGCTGCTCACAGAAATGATAGGAAAATTGCGCGGAAGCAGCCGATCCGAATCATTTCCGTCATAGTTTTCCGTCAACGGACCAAGCACCGACGATAAGATGTGCGGGCGATCAATGTATTGCAAAACTTGCAGGCTCGCATTGGTGATAAGGCTTTGCAGGGTGACATCATCGTTATTGCCCTGGTTGGGCAGCCATGATTTCAGTTCTGCAACAGTGCAAAGATCGTCAGGAGCAGCAGCCATCGGTGACCTCCAAAAAGAGAAGCAGTTTCGCAACTACAGATATGGTTTGTGAAAAGAGAAAGGCAGTCTGGGCAGAGGGACCTCAGACTGCCTTTCTTCTCCTTCAAGCCTGCTGGTTGGCAGGCGAGGAGCATCAGCGGCGATTCGCGGCAATCAAGCCGCCGATGAATCGTTTATCCGTTGGCCACGTTGGCAATCACGCCAAGCGAGAACGGTGCGCGGCAGACGAGGACTTCATCGGCATACACGCCATAAACATACTGGCGAGAAACGACGGGCCACTCGATCTGGTAATAGTCGCGGCGGCAGCGGACAAAAGAAACGTTGTCCACGCCGGAAAGCGGATAAGGAATTTCCGAGCTGTTGAAGAAGATAGTGCCCGGAGCAAGATTGGGATGGATGCGGATATCCAGGAACTGCTGCGTGAATTTGTTCCAGTACTTGGCAATACTGGCGCCGCCCAGCAGAGCGGGCTTGTCATCTTCCGATCCTGTTCCGCCAGGCAAGGTGAAGCGGAACAGCGGAACGCCGCCGGAGGCGACGCTCTTTTTGTTGATGTTGCGCGCCTCCTGCGAGTTCACCCAGATTTCAGTTGGGCTAAGGCGCTTGTTGTCCCAGAACCATTGCAAAGCCGTGTCGATCTCCACGATGCCATTTGCCTGATCAGCAGTGAGAGTGTTGCCATCGAGCGAGGTAAAGTAACCGGCATTGGACTTCAATGCTTGCGTGAGAAAACCATCGAAGACCAAAGTGTTGGCCGAGCCATCTGTGGCCGAACCCGCCGCATTGGCCGCCTGCGTGCCTGCGCTAGGAGCGTTGATGGTGACCTTGTTCACAGTGGTGATGGAGTTCAAAAGGGCCGTGGCAGCGCTGGTACCAATGAACCAGGCATAACCGGCTGCGCCCTTGACCGCAGGCACCGTGGCAATGACCGTCTGGTTACCGCTGGTGGTAGCGGCGACCGAAGAGGCAGCGCTGATGATGCTGACACCTGCGCCGTACTGCGTGGTGGTGCCATCAATATTGACGCGGGTGACCTGGCCGAACGGCACACCGGAAGCCACCGTGGAGTTGGCCAGCGCACGAGGCGTGAGCGCGGCAACAAAGACCAGCAGGTTCTGGGGCTGCGGCAGAGTTCCGCCGCTGGCTACCTGCACCGATGGAGCCACAGGCGTCCCTAGCGGCATTGAAGCATTGCCGTTGAGAATTACGTTCTCTTCGCCGATCATGACCGCGCGTAGCAATGACTGGACAAGCGTGGCTTTGTTATCGAACTCCTTGCCACCCGACCAGACAGCTTCCCAGTCGATGGAAGCCTCCAATCCGAGACCAGCGTAGGACGCGACATAATCCTGCTCTGTCACGGCCATTTCCGCCGAGCGCCGGCCCGGAGCAACACCGAGTTCGAAACCCGATGTGTTGACGCCGGTGATCGCCTTCCAGCGCGTGGCCAGATCGCCACGATCGCTGAGCTGGCGCGGGAGGCGGTTGCGCAACGGCGTGATGACCGGATAAAGCTGAAGCGCCGGTCCACGCAGGTCAAAGGCGTTTAAGTTGCCAGCCACGCCGCTGATTGTGGCCTGGCTGATGGTGGTTTTGTTCAAGGAGGACATGTCCGCCTTGTTGAGCAGATCAAACGTCTGCTGACTGAGATCGCCAAACATTTTTCTAGTCCTTTTCTCCGCTGGAGAATTGCGGTTTTGAGATGAATTCAGTACCTCAGCGTCTAAAGCCGGCTAAATGCCGGGAATAACCGCAGGCACAAATGCCTGCTCCACTCCGAGCCTAGACAACACGAAGCGGGTGGTCGCGAGCGGCTTAGCGTAGGTATGTGGAAGCCGGCTGCGGCTTTTGCAGCGTACGTTTGAGCAGCTCATGGACGTTGGGTTCGCCGGCAGACTTGGCCAGAGCGGGACGTGCATCATCCTCCTTGGTCACGGTCTGTGTGGGCACACCGGTTCGAGCCACTCGCGCCGAGGAATCCTGCGGCGAAACAAGTTTTTCCACGAGAGAAAGGAGATTACTCAGCGAACGCTGGATCTCCTGGTTATTGCTCTCCATTTCGCTGCGCAAGCCGGCCACTTCCTGCTCCATTTCAGCCAGCTTGGCGAGCGCAGATGCGGAGCCGGCCCGTGCCTTTTCCAATTGCGCTTTGTCATTTGCTTCCAGCATTGTGCTTTGATCTCCTGTCTTTGCTCCGGTGCGTGAATCGCCCGGGATTTTTTTCATGCCTGAGGTAGTCGCGCGCGTGGCCGCATCGTCGCTATCAAGAAGCGCGTCCATGTGTGTGGAGGCCTCTTCATGGCTTTGCGCCATCTTGTCCATGCAAGTCTTGATCGCATCAAGATGCGCCAAGGTAGCTTTGGAATGGCGTGCACCGACCTTTATTGCCTGTTGGGTGCCAGATGCGGCTGTGAATTTGCGCACTTCGGAAGTCCCATCGACCTTGACTGCGGTAAAGTGCGCGCCTGGGACGCATGGGTTATCTACTACGCTGATCTCCACAGGGTTCGCAGTGAAGCGGACATACTCGCCATCCTTCCAGGCTTTTACATATGCGCCCCCGATAGAAAAACCGGTGTACACGCCCAGCATGCATTTCTGCCAAGCGACGCTGTCAACAATTCTGGCTCCGACGCGGATTTGCTTCAGGTCATCATCAAACGCGATAGCAACAAGCTTGCCGACGGCGCTGGGTTCGTGCATCTCGCGAACGTTGCCAAGGCTCTTGCCATCAGTGGCTTTGGAAATCTCCTCGCTCCAAAGCTTGAAATACGGCTTGGACGAGTCGTAATCGAAGATTTCGCCTTCTTTGTCGACGGTCTCTGCAGTGGCGACGCCCCAAACTTCGTGTTTTGACTCGTCGATCTTGGCGATCTGGGCGAAGAGGTTCATGGATTTCATATTGGCTCCAAAGAGAAAAGCAGCCGATGGGCTGCCTGGGTGGAAGTAATGCAATGACTTTTAATGTCGCTCAGTGTCTCTCAAGATGACAAGGATTGAGAGTCCGTCGATTAAACTTGTTCTGACAATCCCGAGTCTCGCGGACTGACTTTGAGATCAAGAGGAAAAGCACCTCGCGTGGTGATCACAGCGTTGCCAACCCCAATGGGATGCTTGCCCAGGCTTTCGCGGACTTCGTCGATAGAGAGCACGCCAGCGCGGACATAAATGTCATCAATCTTTGCCTGGTCGAGGGCATTCAAAGTGCGATCCTGTTCCCAGACAAACTCGATATCGCTAAAGCCAAAATAGCGATTGACGATGAGATTGATGATGTCTGCCAGGTAGCCAAGGATGGGCACAAGACCTTCCGCAGCGGCCTGCTCCACGCTGGTCTCAGCCGTAGCGCGGTTCATGACGCTGACGAACTGCTGCGGCGAGAGGCCGAAGGCGTAACAGACAATGCGGGTGATCCATTCGTCGAGCGCATCTTTCAACATGGGATCGCGCGTGAACTGGAGATTACCGCATTCTGGGACAAAGGTGATGCGACGGCGACGAGCGGAGTTTCCGGCCAGTGCGCTATCAAACCACTCCTGGAACTCGCTGATCTGGTCAGCCGACCATTCTTTCGGGACCTGCGCCAGGGCTTCCGGCACATTGCCTTCAGTGTAGTAATTCAGCAGGTGAATCTGGCGGCGAAGACCGATGTTGATGGTGAGAATGATCTGCTCGACCGGCGAGAAGCCGAAGAACTTGTGGGCGCGAACGTTGCGCGGCCGATAGATCAGCTGGTCGGCGGTGAAGTCTACGGCCGGCAAGCCTTTGAGGATCTGTTGATACGCGATTGCCGGAGATGCAGGCGTGCGTCCCATGGCGTCAATCTTGCGCGCAATCGTGGAACCATCGATGACTTCTAACGCATAAAGCGTCTTCCCCGCTGACCAGAGTTCTCCTTCCGGAGAAACGATTGGGACAAGCACCGGGGCATCGAGGACAAACAAGTCTTCCAGTAAGAGACGAACCCATTGCTGCCAGCTGTGCTCGCGGTCTGGATAAGAAAAGAACTTCGTGAGCTGCGTAAGGCGCGGATCCTGCTCTTCATCGTCATTACCGCTGAAGGCGCTGTTGCTGGTGTTGACGGAACGTTTCGGAGCACCGGGTTGCGTTTTCAGACGAAACGCCCACGGCATCCGGCTCACCTGGTCTTTACGCGTTTCAATGCAGAGACGAACAAGATCGAACGAATCAGCCAGAGAACGCATCTGCTCAAAGGAAATGGGCTCCATGTTGCGCGGCTGGATATTAATGTTGTAGCCGACGGGATAATCGAGCATCCGCGGTGGAGTTCCTGCCGGTGCGCTGGGAGCCATGGGAAGATCGGGGCCAAACCAGACATCGAAGGTATCGCGCAGCTTGCGCCCAACGCGCGCGACGAAGCTGCTCTGCACCAGCCCGGTTTCTAGTACGGGTTCCAGCGCGGTAAGTTTTCCGCCATTGAGTGTTTCAGCCATAAATCAGGCAATCCCCACTTTCACGCCCATCACGGCGGAAGTTTCAATGATGAATTCAATGAGAGAGTTCTTGCGGTATGCGGATTTCATGTGCTCATCCTGGATGCGCAAGCCTTCATGCCAGCGGCACTGGCCTGCGTCATCAATGATGTATTCCCCTATCCATTTCATTTTGTCGCTCAGCTCCTATTTATTTTGTCGCTTCGCTCCAAACCGCTTTTGCGGCGTTGAGAAATCGAGTGTCTTCAGCCCTTGAGCAAGCAGCTCGCCGCGTGGTCGGGCTCGCTGCTCTGTTTCATCAAGGTCACCTCTCTCCAAACCGCTTTTGCAGCGTTAAGAATTAGTAGCCGACGATGACGCGATCCGTGCAGGTGCCGGCAACTGCGGTGTCATTCTTTTCAAAGAAAGAAACCGCAAGCTGCGGCAGACGAACCGGAACCTGAAGCGTGCCACTGGTGACATTGGGCGCAAGCTCGCTTGCAAGAAAGGCCTCTTGCGAGCCTGCAGCCATACCTGTAGCGATCACATAACTGTTGTAGAGCGTAAAAGTAGGTCCGGATTGGGACTGATCGTCGGCGGTATAAACGTTCACCACCAAATCGACGTTCTGGGTGCAGGAGACGAGAACGGACATCTTGGTGGCGTCGCCCAGGCGAATGATGTTGGTGTTTGGCGTAGCGCCGCCGATGGAAGCAGGCAAGGTAACGCCACTGTGCGCCAGATCGGCAGGCGAGTAAACCAGGTGAGGCATGGGACGCGGGAGCACGGGCCTGCCGTTCTTGTCCATCTCAGGAAACTGGCTGGAAGTTTGCGAGAAGACGAGGAGTGTGGTGATAGACAGTAAAGCAAGGATAGCGAGGTACAAAGTTCTTTTGTTCACGGTTATCTCCAGGTTTCTTTTTAGGGGTTAGAGCCCAAATGATTTGGGACGCCTGAGGGCACGAGTAACGCGTGCCCTTATACTTGTCTCGTTTCGCGAGTACGGGTTTGATCGGGACGCTTTTGTTGAGGTCGATGCTGGCTCACGCGATGCTGCAGCAGAGCCGTTCCCTCACCCACTCGGGTCTCACCCAAGGCTCGACCTCGGAGTTCGGAATGGCATGTCGAGAAGGAAACGGCTTTGCTGACGTCTCGGTTCTCCAGTGCGATCACAAGGTACGTTTTATGCTCTCCGCAGAGGCTCGATCTCAAGCGGCATAGCAATCTCAAAGGGTGAGGATGCCGACGAACCGGCACGCAATGCGATAAGCCGACGACGTTTCTTCTTCACGATGGGGAAAGGATAGAGTGCGCAATGGCAGTCGACGCAGAGCGATCGCGAGAGCTCCGATACCGAACGCCGTTCATCTGAATTAAGAGGCGCGTTACATTCTTCACAGCGTGGCGGACCGACACGTCCGTTATGATCGTGTGCCATAGAAACACCTCTGCTTGGAACCGGTAATTGGTAGTTGGTATTTGTACTTAGTCTCGAAGATCGCTCACAGCAGCAATTCGGCTTTCAGGAGTGATGCCGAAAGAAAACTAGCAGCAACTTAACTGTTTAGGGCTCTTTTTGACGGTTTTCGGGAACCTATCATTCTGCGATGGAGTAAGAACCTACGGAGGTCCTTGTGCTCTGCTCCCGATGTGTGCGCGCATTCCCGCCGAAACAGGCAGAGACGCCACATGCAAAAGCCCAGAATGAGGTTCCCGCAGCAGACGCAAACGGTACGCCGGCCTTGGAAAGGT